TTCTGAACTCTTTACGTGCAGTCTCTACGAACTCCCATAGTTCTTGTTCAGTTCCATTCATAACCACCTTTAAAGCTTCTGTTAGTTTTGTTCTGACCCATTGAGGTGTAGAAGACTTTGCAGTTTCGATACCCATCATTTTAAGTTTTGGTTCTGCAAGTCTTACACCTTCGTTGTCATATACATTTAGAATGTATCTTTTCTTTGCAGTCCAAATACCTCTGTCTGCAATTACTTCTCTCCCCATTTGCATTTTCTGTTGGAATGCATTAGTGTATTCTGCAAGGTCTTTGAATCCTTTTGCAAGAACTTGTTCAATCATTCCTTCGGATTTGTTTAGGAAATCTACAATCTTGGTCTTGTCTGTTTCTTCGGGTAAGACTTTCTTAACCAGTTTGTCCATAGTGATATAGACTGAATCAGTATCCATTGCAATCACATAGTCTTCGTTATCTGTTTCAAGTGTTTTGTTTAGGAACTCATTGATAGTTTTCTCTGACCACTTGATAATTAACTGACCACTGGTTGTAATTGACTCTGCAAGGTCAATAGAAAAGAATGCAAAGTATTGATTTGCAAGAGCTCCATATGCAGAGTTAAGTGCAATCTTACGAACCTGTTGATTGTTGTATGCACGTTTGATAAGTGTATCAAGTTCTTTCTTACGTTTAGTTTCTTTACAGAGTTCTCGTTCTTTCTGATAACCAATCATTTTCTTCTTCCACTCTTTTCTCTCGTCATAGAGTCGTTCCATAAGTTCGGGAAGGAAACCTTGTTTATCTTTAGAATACATTACACCATTTGGACACACTGTATGACCTTGTTGATACACATAAGATAAGTCTGATTCTTTGTTTAACATTCTCTCCACATTGATATCTTGTCTGTTTCCCTTTATCATTTTCTCGGGTGAGATATTGTATTGCATAATGATATGTGGATACAGTGAGTTCAAGTCGAATGACACTACCCAATCATGTCCACCGACTATTGGGTCTTTGACATATGCACCAACGATTTGGTGTGTCTTATCATTACCACTCTTCAGTCTTTGTGGTGGTGTTTGTATGTTTTGTTCTTTGAGGTGATTGTAGATTATAGTTTCCCAATACTTCACCATTCCAAAAGTGTCATTGTAATTACACTTTGCATTGTATGACATTGCACAAGTCAATTCAATCAGTCCTAGTTTCTCTTCTAGTTCTTCAACAAGGACAACGTCTTTGACATTATATTCTAAGAATTTTGCATAGTCCTGTTTGTAGAGTGTATGTAGATTTCCATACTCTGAGTAATCTAGTTTACCAGTTCCAAGTTCTACTTGTGCAATGTTTTCTAGTTTGTAGGATTCTTGATTTACGAATGTATGTTTACGATACAGTTCAAGATAGTCAAGAACATTGATACCATATAGATTGAATATCATTTGTTTCTGACCAAAACCCGAATGGAATTCTCTCACGTCACATTGATTCCATGGTGAAAGCTTCTTGTGTTCTCCCTCACCAAGTATTCTGTCGATACGATTACATAGATATGTAATATCGAATGAGTTTACATTCCAACCTGTAATGATATCAAAAGATTCTGTTCTCCAGTATTTGATAAACTTGAGTAATAGTTCTGATTCATTTTTACAGTTGTAATAAACTACGTCTGTTCTGTTGTGTTCCCAAGGGCCGATACCAAAGACATGTGTATCTTTACCAATTGGTTTCAATGAAATTGCATTGACCTTTTCGTTTGCATAGATTGGTTCGGGGAATCCGTCTTCACACTCACACTCAATATCAAGTGTTGCAATCTTTATGTGTTTCAAGTCAAACTCTATATCACCTTGAAACTTATCTGCAATGTAAGTGTAAATGTATCTGTCGTATCCATGGATTTCGAATCCTTCGACACCACTGTATCTCTCTCTGAACTTTCTTGCACCACCCATTGAGTTTAGATTCACTGCTTCCAGTGGTCTTCCGTCTAAACTTTTGAATGGTGTTTCCCCTTTCTTAGAAGGGATATAGTGATTTGGTCTATAAGATACAGAAAGTTTTTGTTGTTTTCCGTTCTTATAACCTTTGACTAGAATCTTGTCTCTAGTCCGACAAACATTTGTATAGAAATCCATGTAGTTATTATACTACAATAGGGTCTATTCTGTCAATGTGGTTCTGTCTGTATATTCTGAAAAATGTTTTTTAACTACGTCTTTTATATCTTCGTAATGTGCAATTTGTTCTAGTTCTTTTTCGATTGTCTCAATATGGTCACCATGTTCTGCAACCCCTACTGAATTTTTACATTGAACTAGAATGTTTGCTTTGTGTTTTGCAATATGTCCGTCTGCATGAGCAACAACACCTTTTAGAATTTCATTTGTCATATCTTTCATTATTTACCTCTTTGGTTATTATTACCAGTTGCAACCTTAAAGTTTGTTTCTAATTGTGGTCTTGGTTCAAAGACTGTTTGCACTAAATTTTTATTAATAAGAAAGTTATATTCTTTTGCATACGGAATCCATGGTGCAAGTTTTACTTCAAATTTTCCGTCTTGCACGTCTGTAATACAAAGTTGAGCCTCTTCGATTTTATAATCACCCAATAGTGTTTTACTTACAAACCCGATAATCACTTCTCCTGTATCGAGTCTAATACATTTAACTTTAGACACTTCTGACAATCTCCTGTAATTCTATTGAACGTCTTCCTACTTGTTTAAACCAACGTGAGTCTTCCATTTCGACTGCAACCTTTTCCCAATCATTTTCGATTACACCTTTCCACATATTATTAAACTTACCAAATCTAGTTCCTCCTAGATTGAAAGTCATGTTTATGAGAACATGTTGTATATCTTCGGGAAGTGCATAGAAGTCTTCTCCTCCTTTTGACTCAAACACATGAATTGTTTCTTCTACGTGTTTTTCAAAATCGAGTTCGTAAACTTCGTCTACTCTTTCTTGTGAGACTGGTGTTCCAGCTGGTTGACCATATTCGGGGTCACCTTCTTTGACTAAGTGTCCAACACCAAAAGTTAAGTATCCTAGTGAGTCTTCATATATTTCTAAGACTTCACCTTCGTGTCTTTTAATCTGTTCCTTTAGAATCTCTTTGTTCATTCTCTTTCCTCGCTTGTTCTTCTATGAGTTCGACTAATATATCACCCATGAGATTGTTTAGTTCGTTATTATTTAGGAGTTCTTCGAGGTCATGATTTTCGGGAACTTTGACTATATCCCTTTGGAAATTTAAGTGTTTTTTACCTTCTACAAATTCTACTTTACCATAAACATAGATAACACCTTCCCATTCTCCTTTAGTAATTTGAATGCCTGACATATCAAGTTTGTTATTGTCTACTACACAATAAACCCCTTCGTCAAATAGTGGTGTATTAACCAAAGAAACTCTCCAGTGATTGTCTTCTATTAGGTAAGAATAAATCTTTATTTGTTTTAGAGAACCACCATACGTTTTCCATGTATAGTTTTTTCATAAAGTCTTGCATTGCAGTTCTATCAATACCTTCTTTATCTGATACTTGATTGTCGTCAGTATCACCTTTTACGTCTGACCACTTCTCTAAGAATGCAGTAGAAGATTGAGGTCTTTGCATGATTCTCATTCCTATCTGACCTTTGAAGTGTTCTCTTAATTCGTCTACTACTTCGTCACATGAAGGGAACATTTTACCTTTCACCTTCGGATTCATAATATTAATAAGTAAGTGTCCGTCTTCGGATAACACTTCAAATGATTTTTTAGAAACTGGAATGAAGAAATCATCTCTCCATGATTCATATTCTGAGAACTTACTCCATGATTGGTCTTCTTCATGTTCTCCACCTTTGTTATATGTCTCTGTTGAGAAATATGGTGGTGAAGTAAATGCACAATCTACTGGTGGGAATTTTTCGTAAGGAATATCCTCTGCACCACTTCTATAGATTACAACTCTCTTCTCACCAACTGACATAAACTTGTCTTTGGTTTCTGTAATTGTAGGTGTATTACCTGTAAGAATCTTTTCATATTCTATACATTGTTTCTTATACACTTCGAATGTGTTTGGATTAGGGTCACAACCAATATACATTTCTGTTCTTTGACTTGCAAAGAAACCACATAGTCGGTCACCCCAACCACAACTAGTGTCTAATACAATTCTTGCATCAGTCATTTCATAGAAACACTTTGCAACTACTGGTTTGAATTGTGTTGCAATATAGGCTCCTAGTCTGAATGCCATTCTGTAAGTGTCTTCTCTTAATGAACCACCTACTAACTTAACTATTTTTTTTCCGTCTACGTCTGTTGATATTTCTTTTTGAATATCATTAACACCTCTCCATATTGCACCGAGAGGTGATTTTAATTCTTTTGCAGTTGATTCTTTAAATGCATTCAATGGAGCTCTATGACCATATGAATCACATGCAAGTCTTAAGTGTTGCATGAAGTAATCACTTGCATCATTAAATGTGGAAGGTGCATTGACCATTCCATGTCCCCATTCTGAATATGGGTATTTGTAGTCGTCATATTTTTCTACGACTTCTTCTTCTAAATTTTCGTGTGGATATACAAACTTCCATACATCATAATGTAAGAGTTTGATAAAAGTGTTTCTCATATCTTCATGAGAGATTTGTTTTAGAGGAAACTCGGGTCTTTCTTTTTCGATATAATCTGCAAGAACCTCACGGAACTTTTCTCTTCCGTATTCTTCTGTTAATGCATCAAAGAGTTTACCCTCAATTAAAGGTAAACCCTTCTCATTTGCATTGTCTTTTAAGACTTGATATAGTTTATCCGACAAAATCCTCACCGTCTTCCCAACCGCAACCTGTTAGACCACCTGCTTGTAAACCTTGTAAAGTTCTAAGAACTTCTTTATGGTTTCTTCCAGTGTCTAGTGCATTGACTGATACGTGTTGAATGACTCTATCTTTGTCAAAGATAAAAGTTGCACGATAACATACACCCTCTTCTTCATTAACAATACCTAATAGCGAAGATAATCCTAGTCCACAATCAGCTGCAAGTGTATGTCTGATATTTCCAATCAGTTCATTATCTTTTTTCCACGCTAATTTACAGAACTCATTATCACCACTAATTCCTATCACGTTTGCATGGTCGACTAAATTGTCAAAACCAGCAATCTCTGTAGGACATATAAAGGTAAAGTCTTTTGGATAAAAGTAGATTACTGACCAATCATGTTTTAATGGTTGATAATTTTCGTCTACACTAACTCTCACAAATTCGTTGTTTTCATTTATTCCTTGCAGTGAGAACGCAGGGAATTTTTGTCCAACTGTTAACATAATAATCTCCTTTATATAAAGATACACCCATTATACAATATAACGGGTGTATCGTAAAGGGGGTTTCTATTTAATTTTAATAGAAACTGGTTTATCCTCTTCGGGGATAACTCTAACCAGTTTGACATGTAGAATTCCGTCTACCATGTCTGCACCACTAACCTCAACATCATCTGCAAGTGTAAAGGTTCTTTTGAAAGCTCTTGAAGCAAGTCCTTTATGGACAAAATCCTTTGAGTCTTCATCTACTTTACCTTCGATTGATAAGACATTTCTTTCTTTAGTGATATCAATGTCTTTCTTACCAAATCCTGCGACTGCAAGTTCAATGCAATAGTTCTCTGCATCTTCCTTTACAATGTTATAAGGTGGGTAGTTAGTAGTCGTATGATGTGTTAGTCTTTCGAGTTCATCGAAGTATCTATCAAATCCTACAGTAAGCGGTCTGAATTGACCAAATATATCTAAATGCGTCATATTTTTCTCCTTTATTAAGCAAGTTTATAATGTGCAACCTCTAATGAGCATTGCATTAATGTTCGAGAACCGAGCTCTTTTGAAGACTTGGGGTCACTTGATGTCGGCGTTGCCCAATCCAAGTTCCAAATCCGAGCTCTTTTTAAGTTCTCTTACAATGGTATTTATAACACCATACTACTATTATAAGGACTTTTTCTAAAATTTCAAGGGGGTTTTATCTTTTATTGCAATAATTTTTTGCATCACTTACTTGTTGAATGTTATTTACAATCACTAAACTCATAAGAATGTTCATATACTCAAATGTATCTGAAGATAATTGGTTGTTTCTTCTATCTATCTCGATAGCAGGTAATAGAATTGCAGTCTTAACTGCGAACATTTTACCTACTGAAGGAGACTCTCCTACAAGTGGATTTAGTTCTTTCACACAATC